GTACATTGCTGCTAGACCGTTTGCTTCTTTCAAGCAAGTAGAAGAGTTTACTTTTACAAAAGGTAATGGTGTAAACAGCCGTGCACTACAAGCAATGAACGCTATTGGTGCTCTCACATTTCCAGATAATCCAGCAGATCAAGAAAAGGTAAAAGAAAATTTATACGAATACCTAAATCTCCCTGAATTCAATATGCCAGTTCCACAACATTATTATGCTTATATAAATGATATTGAGGAATATGAGGAAAAGGGCGCATTCATTTTAATGGGTATGGTAAAATCTATTAAGAGATCTAAAGGATGGTCACGGGTAGAGTTGTTAGATAAAACTGGAAGTGTGGGTATATTTGATGAAGAAAATACCATTATTGAGGCTGGTCGTTCTTATATTATTCTTGCAAATGACAACAGGGTTGTATCTGCAGTACCTGCTGATGAAATAAAAGATTCAAAAGATCCTTTGGTTAAGTTCTTAAATTATAAAATGCTTCCATATAAAGATGATGAAATGTTTGTAGTTTCTTTTAAACCAAGAATGACAAAAGCTGGCAAGAAGATGGCATCTTTGACGGTAGCAGATTCAGGAAGAGAATTACATGCAGTAACAGTATTTCCAACAGCTTTTCCTAAAGCATATATGAATGTAGAAGCAGGAAATGTTTATAGATTTACATTTGGCAAAACAAAAGATGGCACAGTGATAATGGAGGATGTAGTAAATGTTTGATGAATTGGCAGAAAAAGTACATAAGAATGCAGTTGAAAAAGGATTCTGGGATAGACCAGCAGACCCTATATTTATTGCAAAACAAATGATGATGATTGTTTCTGAGGTATCAGAGGCTATGGAAGCAGTTCGTAAAGATATGGATCCAGATCAGATATCAGATGAGTTTGCAGATATTATTATTCGCACCCTTGATCTTTATGCTGGTATTGCAGAAGCAGGGTATGTAAAGAAATCTCTTGACTATGCTATTAAAGAAAAGATGGAAAGAAACTCACACAGACCAAAGAAGCATGGGGTAAGATTCTAATGACAGTCACAATAGAAGATGTATTGGCGCAGCTAAATCCTAAACTACGTAAGAGTGTATTGGTTGGAGATGCTGTACCAAAGACCGAATATGCAGCAACGCCAAGCTTTGGGCTTAATCGTGCTCTTAACGGTGGCTTGCCATACGGAAGACAAGTCCTTATCTGGGGCAGCAAGTCAAGCGCTAAGTCATCTTTGTGCTTACAGATGATTGGTATCGCACAAAAAGAAGGTAAGGTTTGCGCTTGGATTGATGCAGAAATGTCATATGATAAAGATTGGGCAGAAAAACTTGGTGTTGATACATCTAAGTTAATAGTGTCACAAGCCAGAACAATTAATGAAATGGTAGACATTGGAATTAATCTAATGGAGGCTGGAGTAGATCTTATTGTTGTTGATAGTATTACTTCCCTCTTGCCTGCAATTTATTTTGAAAAAGATTCAGATGAATTGAAGCAACTAGAAAATACAAAACAAATTGGCGCAGAGTCTCGTGATTTTAGCAACGCATGGAAAATGATTAACTATGCAAATAATAAGGTAAAGCCAACTCTATTTGTTTTGATTTCTCAATCTAGAAATAATATTAGTGCAATGTATACAAGTCAACAACCAACTGGTGGTCAGGCTACAAAATTTTACTCGTCTACTGTTATTAAATTATTTTCTTCTGAATCAGATAATCAAGCTATAAAGGGAAAGATACATGTTGGGGATAAACTCATTGAGGAAAAGATTGGTCGCAAAGTTCGTTGGGAATTACAATTCTCTAAAACTTCTCCTGCCTTCCAAAACGGTGAGTATGATTTCTATTTTAGGGGTGACAATCTTGGCATTGATACTGTTGGTGATCTTGTTGATACCGCTGAGCTTGCTGGTTTAGTTACTAGAACTGGTGCATGGTATCAATTGGAAGATGGTACAAAGGTGCAGGGTCGTGAAGGATTAATTAATAGAGTGCGAGAGGATTTGGACTTGCAGGATCAGTTAAGAGCCAAGCTTTCAAATGTCTAATTTTAATACATACGCTGGAAAATTTTCTTGCAAAACATGCAGGGAAGAAGTTAAAAGTATTAGGATATATGCAAATACTGGAATGGGAACATGGCTTTGTTCTAAAAAACATTTGACCGAAGTTCAAGTATATCAAGTAGGATATAAAAAGAAAAAGGACTATGAGCGAGAAGAATGAAAGCAAAAGAATAGGTGCCAAGCAGCATAAAAACTCTGGTAGAAATACCCAAAAGGGTGATGCTACTTGGAGAGATTTTGTAGTTGATTTTAAAGAATCATCTAAATCATTCACGCTCAATAAAGATGTATGGGCTAAAGCAGTAACAGATGCAATTAGGGCGGGAACTGATAAATCTCCAGCCATAGTAGTAATACTAGGAGAAGGAAATAACAAGACTCGTTTAGCAATTATAGAGTTTGATTTATTAGATCAACTTACATGGGAGGATAAAAATGGAGCAGAAGGAACAAAGTAAAACTACTATTGAGATGGTCAATGGGCTATCTGAAATAGCAGACTACATGCAAGATGAGGAGCTTACTGCTGCACTCACATTTATTGCAAAGATTATCATAAAGCCAGATATACCACTTAATGTGGCAACTTTAGAGATAGTAAGGCTACAGGCTATAGCAGCAAAAATGGCATTTAAAGCAACATGGATGACTAATGTGGACAAGTCGGATAGAGGTAAAAAGAATATATACTACACGGCAGCAGAAGCCATAAACGATTTAGTATCTGCTCTCAAGTACATAATTCGCTAACTGATATAATAGAGTAAAAGGATTATAATGACTAAAAACTTGATAAAGCAGATGATGAAAAAGGTGGATGAGAAATCTCATATACTTGATTCCTCTGCCCTTATAGAAAAAATTAATAGTGGCTACATAGCAAAACAGCAGCCTAAATTTACAAAGAAAAAAACTTTTGCCCCATCTGGACTTGTTTATGGACATGGAGAATGTCCTAGGTATTGGTACCTTGCATTTGAAGGCAACATATTTGAAAGCAATAACGATGCCTATGATATTGCTAACATGAATGCTGGAACTATGTCTCATGATAGAATTCAACAGGCAATGCTAGACTCTGGAGTAGCTAAAAAGTTTTTAGATGAAAAATATTTTGACGAAACTGGCAAAGAAAGAGATACAACAGAATTCAAGGTTGCTCATTCAGATCCTCCAATTTTTGGTTGGGGAGATGCTATGCTTGAAATAGAAAATGAAGAAGTAGTTGGTGAAATTAAAACAATGAAGTCTGAATCCTTTGAATATTATAAAAATAAAGGAGAGCCAGCAGATTATCATGTTAAGCAATTAATTATTTATATGAAAATATTAGGAAAAGCAAAAGGTGCACTAATTTATGAAAATAAAAATAATCACGACCTTCTTGTGTTTCCAATAGAGGTAACTGAGCAGTATAAGAATTGGATTAATACCGCTTTTGACTGGATGAGGGTTGTCTATAAATCTTGGAAAGATAAACAACTTCCACAGAAAAACTATAGAACAAACTCTAAAATATGTAAAGGTTGTCCAGTAAAGGCAGCGTGTGCATTGGCAGAGCCAGGGGTAGTAAAGATTAATTCTCTGGAGGGGTTTAGTGAAACAGTGTGAAAGATGTGATAATCGCTTTTCTCCAAAAGTAACTTATCAAATCTATTGTAGCGAAAAGTGTAGAGATGAAGCTACACGAGAAAAAATTGCAGAACGCTACAAAATAACACGTAGACAAAAACGCAAGGGCAAAGTAAGAAAATGTTTAGGCGGTTGTGATCAAGTTCTATCTATTTATAATGATGATGGATTTTGTTCTAATTGCAATGTTAGTAAAAAAGCGGTAGATAAAATGTTAAAACAAATAAAGGGGTATTTTGATTATGAACAAGACTAATCAGCCAACCCATATTTGTGCTATAGATGCTAGTACTAATAGTCTTGCGTTTGCTTTTTATACCCACAAAACTTTGACAGGGTATGGGAAAATAAACTTTCAGGGCGGCAACATATATGAAAAAGTTATAGATGCTACTGCTAAAACTAAGGCTTTGTTTGATCATTATAATATGATAAAAAGTATTGTTATTGAGCATACCGTTTTTATGAACTCTCCTAAGACCGCAGCAGATCTTGCTCTGGTTCAAGGTGCAATTCTTGGAGGTGCTGGACTATCTGGCATATCCTTAATTGGCAGGGTATCACCAATAACATGGCAGAGCTATCTAGGTAATAAAAAACTAAATAAGGAAGAGCAGTTACAGATAAAAACAGCAAATCCTGGTAAATCATTATCTTGGTATAAATCATATGAGCGTGATTTTAGAAAGCGTAGAACAATAAAATTATTAGAGATTATCTATGATAAAAAAATTGATGATTATGATGTAGCAGATGCAGCAGGTATTGGGCATTGGGCTATAAATAACTGGGAAAAGGCTGTAAAATTTGACAAGGACTAGGTATGGCTGGTAAACTATATACAAATGAAATGTGGCTTAAGAAACGATACCACATGGACAAAAAAAGTCCAGAGGATATTGCTAAAGAGTGTGGGGTAAGTGTGGAGACTATCTATGTGTACCTTGCTAAATTTGGATTAAGGAAATCAAAACGATGAGCGATAAAGAAAAATTTATTATTAAGGTTGATCAGGTCAACCATCCATATCATTACACCACAGATCCAAGCGGAGTAGAGGCAATTGAAATTACTAGACACAGAAACTTTAATATAGGTAATGCTATAAAATATCTCTGGAGAGCTGGTATTAAGGATGAGTCTAAACATATTGAAGATTTGAAGAAGGCTATCTTTTATATTCAAGATGAAATCAATAGACTAGAAGGCAAATATGACAAACGCAGAAATAGAAATCGTAAAACACCTTGACGAGGTAAACAAGGTTGTTGAAGAATATCTTAAAGGAAATGATCCTACTAAGATTTCTAAGACACTAGATTTACCACGTACTCGTGTAGTGGCACACTTAAATGAGTGGAAGGCCATGGCATCTGCAAATGATGCAATTCGTGCTCGTGCAAAAGATGCATTGGTCAGTGCAGATGCACATTATACTAAACTAATTCAGCAGGCATATGAGGTTATTGATGATGCTACCACTACAGCAAATCTTAATGCTAAAACTGCAGCAATTAAACTTGTCATGGATATTGAAGCAAGACGAATTGACATGCTACAAAAAGCTGGCCTGTTAGAAAATAAAGAGTTAGCAGAAGAGATGGTTGAGATTGAGCGTAGACAAGAGGTTCTTGTTGGAGTTCTTCGTGACATTGCTTCAACACACCCAGAAGTTCGTGATTTAATTATGCAAAGACTTTCAACAATTGCAAGAGAAGGAGAAGTGATTACTGTTGTCCACGATGTTCAATGATTATCTTGAAGCACTTCAGGACAATCCTTTTGAAGAGAATCCAACAGATGTAAAAACATTTGTTGAGTCTCCAGACTATCTGGGACAGCCACCACTGTCTCAGATTCAGTATGACATTGTTGAGGCAATGAGCCAAATATATCGTAAAGAAGATTTACAAGTACTAATGGGGACTGAAGCTGGTGATAGGCACTATTCAAAATATACCAAGAATGAAATTATTTTACAACTTGGAAAGGGTAGTGGAAAAGACTTTGTTTCTACTGTTGCCTGTGCATATGTTGTATATAAACTACTATGTTTAAAAGATCCCGCCAGATATTATGGAAAACCATCTGGAGATGCTATTGATATTATTAACGTTGCTATTAACGCAGAGCAGGCTAAAAATGTTTTTTTTAAAGGTTTTAAAACTAAGATTGAAAAGTCGCCTTGGTTTGCTGGAAAGTATGATCCAAAAGTAAACTCTATTGGATTTAATAAATCTATTACTGTTTACTCAGGACACTCAGAGCGTGAATCTCATGAGGGTCTTAATTTGTTTATGGCGGTACTTGATGAGATTTCTGGATTTGCTACAGAGGTAGGAACAGGAAATGATCAAGGTAAAACTGCTGACAATATATATAAAGCATTCAGAGGTACAGTAGATTCTCGTTTCCCTGATCTTGGCAAAGTAGTTCTTCTCTCATTTCCTAGATATAATGGTGATTTTATTTCAAAACGGTATGAAGAAGTTATTATGGAAAAAGAAGTAATAGAACGTAGACATAAATTTATTATTAATGAAGAATTACCAGAAGGACCAGACAATGAGTTTGAAATTGTTTGGGAAGAAGATCATATTCAAACATATAAATACCCTAGAATGTTTGCATTAAAAAGACCTACATGGGAAGTAAATCCTACTAGAAAGATTGATGATTTTAAGATTGCATTTTTAACTGATATAGGAGATGCAATGATGAGATTTTTATGTACCCCCACATATTCATCAGATGCTTTCTTTAAGCAAAAAGATAAATTAGAAAAATGTATGACACTAAGAAACCCTATAGATAATCATAAAAGATTTGATTTGACTTTTAAGCCAGACCCTGATAAAGTATATTATGTTCATGCCGATCTTGCACAGGTTCATGACAAGTGTGCAGTAGCAATTGCACATGTTGAGCGTTGGGTAAATGTTCAGATTATTAAAGATTATGAACAGGTTGCTCCAATTGTTATTGTTGATGCCGTTGCATGGTGGGAGCCTAAAGTAGAGGGTCCAGTAGATCTCTCTGAGGTAAAAAAATGGATTATGAACCTTCGCAGAGAAGGCTTTAGTATTGGTATGGTTACGTTTGACCGTTGGCAGTCCTTTGATATTCAACAGGAATTAAAGGCGGTAGGAATGAGAACTGATACCGTTTCAGTAGCCAAGAAACATTATGAGGATTTGGCTATGATGATATATGAAGAGAGAATCGCAATGCCTATGATTCCTTTGCTTCTTGAGGAGATGAGTGAGCTAAAGATTATGAAAAATAATCGTGTTGACCATCCCCGCAAGAAGTCAAAGGACTTAGCAGATGCCGTTTGTGGGGCGGTATTTGGGGCAATATCACATACAAGTAGGGACTCTAATCTAGAAATTGAGGTTCATACTTGGTCATCTGCCTCCCGACTTGCAGATAAGCAAAGGGGTATGGTAGAATTGGATTCTAAGGAAATTCCAGAAGAGGTTCAGGATTACCTTGGAGAATATAAACTAATATAAATACGATGAATCAAACGAGGAGAAAAATGAATTCATTTAAGAAGGTCGCTCTAGGTCTGGTTGCAGCCATGACTTTGGGCACAATCGTTGCAACACCTGCAAGTGCCAACACAGTCTCAGTCGCAGTAACAACGAAAGCCGTTGCTGCTGACACTGGATCTGCTACTGCGCCACTTACAGTCAATGTTCCTTTTGATAATGTTATTAGCGATACCGCTACAACAACATCTGAAGTACTTACTCTTACTGCAACAGTTCCATCTGGAACTCCAGTAACATTTGCCGTAACTGGCAATTCAAAGTTGCTTACAACTCTTACACCAGCGCCAACAACGGCTTCTGGAGTAACATCATTGACAGTAACTCCAGCATCAACCGAGGCTGTTGCATATCTATATACAACAAGCACAACTGCTTCTGCAGTAACTGTTTCTGTTCTTGGTGCAAGCACAACTCTTTATGTTAAGGGTATTGCTGGTCCAGCATTTAATGTAACACTTTCAGTTCCTGCAACAGGAAATATTGGTGGTACAGTAACTGCTACTGCAACAGTAACAGATATCTTTGGTAATCCAAAGGCAACTGCTCCAGTATTTACAGCAATCAATGCTACTGTTCCTGCAGTTGTTGCTGGAACCAATGCTACTGCTGATGCTCTTGTAACAAACAAGTACACAGCAATTGTTACTCTTCCAGCAACTGGTGGATCATCTGCTGTTGGAGTATCAATTACAGCACCAACTGCTGTTCCAACACTTGCTACTGCAGTAACATCTGCATCTGCAATTGTTTCAACAGTTGATCTTGCTGCTGCACTCGCTGCTGAGAAGGTAGCATCTGCTGCTGCACTCGCTGCTGAGAAGGCTGCTGCTGCTAAGGCTCTTGCTGATGCAAAGGCTGCTGCTGATGCAGAAATTCTTGCCCTAAAGGCAGAAGTTGTAACTCTAAAGGCTGACGCTGTAACCGCTAAGGTTGCTGCAGATAAGGCCCTTTCAGATGCTAAGGCTGCTGCTAAGGTAGAACTAGATGCAGTTAAAGCTGAGAATGCAAAGGCTCTTGCTGATGCAAACGCTGCAATCGCTGCAATGAAGAAGGCATTCAATGATCTTGCTAAGAAGTGGAATAAGAAAAACCCTTCAGCAAAGGTTACACTTGTTA